GAGGGTTCCGTAGAGCACTTGGGCCCGGTTAACGTATGCCGGGGTGTCCGATCCTTGTTGGTTTTTGTTCCGGACAAGGGGCTTCGAAAACTTATGTTCGAGGTCGTAGGAGTAGCCTACAAAGAAGCCGTCGGGACGGTTAGCAGCCGACCAATCCCCTTCAATTTTAACCACGGCACCGGACACCGAGTCGACGGTTCCGATGACCCCGTCCAGACCGACGACTTCGAGGAATTCGGCGTAGGGGACGTTCGTGGGCATCGTGATCGATGTGGTGCCCTCGGCTTCGCTGTAGGTAGGGTTGCCATAAGTACCCGTCTTGAAGAAGACCCGATTATCGACGAGCACCATGTAGTCAAGCGGGGCGTCAGCGATGTTCTCGGTGACGTTGACCTTGGAAAGAATCGCATCGGAGGTGCGGTTTTGAATGCAGAACATTCGGCTATCGAAGAAATTCAACGCCAAGGTCTTCTCGGTATAGGGCCCCAACTTCCAAACCGTCCAAGCGTTTTGAGCCTTTTCGTTCCCCACCCAGAAGAATTGGTTGACGTAGATCTTTCCGGTCGAGGCGAGGACCATCACCGAATTCGAGGCGCTCGAGCCGATCATTCCGTGGATGTTGGCTGGGATGAGGGAAGGTACGTGACTCGAGGCGTTCGACACGTCAAAGATCTGGGTGTCCCCGATTCGAATCATTTCAAAAAGGTTGCTGGTGGCCCCGCGCACCCCTAGGAAAAACAGGCTCTTACCCACAATAACTGGCGGGACGTACTCGTTGCAGTCGAACTCGCCGATCTTTGCCGAAGAGACTGTAGATGGAGAGAGAATCGGTTCAGCGGTCACTTGCCAAACAGATTCCGATCCGAGAAGAATCAACGACCCTTCAAAGGAAATTGCAAAGTTTACTCGGAATCGACCACCCGTTAGCAGGTCTACCTCGAAGGCGTCGCTGTCCACGAGGTTCTGCACGGTTGTTCGGAAGAAGTTGAAATACTGCCCCTTCTCGGAAAATGCGATCAAGGTGTTGTACGCGAATCCGAGGCGCCCTCGGTAGAAGAAGATTGCCTTGATTTTCCCGGCAGCAATTACGTCGGGAATAGGATTAGAGTCATCGTCGCCCGCTTGGCGTGAGGCCCACGGAGCCGCCTTAACGATGAAGGACAGGGTCACCGTATCGTATTGGATAATCCGAGGCATGGTCTCGGCGTTGATCTGAAAATCAACCGTCGGATCCGCGCATTCTTCCCAGTAACCAGACGGAAGTTCGGCGTGGAGGAGAGCGGGGTTCGAGCGCAAATTGCTACCCGCTGGAGACAAGTAGCCGTTAATTTGGCGGTCGGTGTTTAGCCTTCGGACCGAAGAGCCGGAAGAAACAAACGCGCTTGCCTCGGAGTATGGGACAAACTTAACCCAGAAGTCGTCTTCTTGAGCGTCCTTCAAACCGACAATCTTGACCGTGTGGCCGCGAGGCGCATTCAACGGGAGATTGGAAATGTTGCTGGTCTCGTTAAAGATTGCGAACGCGCTCCCCGATCCCTCCGAATCGGTGATCGTTACCGATTCGATTTCACCAATAACCGACATGTCGATCTCGATCACCGACTTATTGATGTCCCATTTAACAACGGAGTCGGCGGTGGTCAGGGAGTTGGAGTATGTGTAGACCGCCTTGTACAAGTCAGCGCCGAGGCTCTCCGCGACCTCGCTGGTCCGCACGTCGATCTGGGGGACCGTCGGAACCATAGAGTTTGCGACGGCCACTGCGGCGGTAGCGGGGCGGTTTGACTGACCGCTAAGGTCTTGTTCGCCGCGAGTGGACCCGTCCCAAACCTGAGCCTTCGCCACGAACTCTACGCCTCCGACCATCCGAACCTTAAGGGTGTACTCGGATCGGTAGGTGACCGACTTAATAAAGACAAAGGCCTTGGTTTTGTTAAGGACCGCCGAGTTAGAAAGCATCGACGGAGTTGCGTCTTTGTTGACTACAAAGATCGTGTCCTCGTAGGTGGCGAACGCCAAGTTCTCAGTGGAGTTGGTAACGTAGGCCAGCGATGCGTCTTGATAGGTTACCGGGTACTCGTAACCAGAGGTCGAAAAGATCTTAATCCCGTTACCATCGGCCACCGCAATGACGTCGCCGATGGCGGTGCGAGCGGAGATTGTTTTTAGTCCGGCGTTGCCGGAAACCGAATACGGCGCATTCTTTGCGAGTGCCACGTACTCAGTCGGGTTGCGCTTCGACACGCCGTAGTTTGGCGTGGACCACGCATTGAGTTGGTCCTCGGCTTGGCCCGAGTACCTACTTCCATCCGATTGCTGAGAGATACCATTGATGAGACCCTGAACTGGCGCCACCACATAGGTATCACTCGCCACTGTATTGCTCCAAAGGACCGTCGCCGCGCTTCACGCGACGAGAGAAATCGTTATCGAAGATCGTGAGGGTACCGTCGTCCCCGGCCACGAGTTCATGCTGGCGCTCGAAGGTCAGGCGTGCGTCCTGCTCGTCTTGAACGGTCACCATGTGGATCATCTGATTCGGGAGCACACGGTCTCCGAAAATGCGGGCAGCCCTAATCGTGATGTAGCGGCGTCCGGTTTCGGGGATGTCCTCGAACGGGAGAAGTACGATCTGATCAAGCAGCACGCTATCGGTAAAGGTGCTGATCCGTTCGGTCATTTCAAACAAGTACCCACCACGTCGAGAGTAGATTTTCCCGTTGGGTACGTTGTTCGAAAAGAAGACCACGCTCGGTGGAACGTAAATCTTATCCTGATCGTTGGGCTCGTATTCAACCTTGGTTTCGGTGTTGAAGACCCAACCTCGAGACTGCACTTCCTTCGCCACCTCTTTCAGAATCGCGTAGGCCATCGCGACGTCTGGAGCGGAGTCGGGGGCCACCGTGGAAACCGGGGCCTCTCCGATGCTCGAGAGAATAATGTTGAGGGCCTCGATCTCTGTGGTTGGCGTAGTGATCGTCATTTTTCTATCCGCGAACAGGGAGGGGGAAGGGACGAATCCCCTCCCCCAATTGCATTACCTATCAGGCTTCGAAGATGTGGACGTTGTCCACGTTTGCGAAGGTGCCCGAAGTGGACGCAGTGCGGTAGCCGAGAGTGAACTCTTGACGGTTACGAACAACCGCAATGCAGCACTCAGGACGCAGCACTTCCTGACCGACCGCCTGCTTCACCACGATCAGGTCGCCCTGATACTCGATGAGGTACTGCGATTCAGTCGTGAGGCCCATAGCCTCGACGGCGCCGACGGCGTCCGACTGCCACGCAAGCATCATCAGGTTCCAGTCGACGTTAGTCGCAGCGGCAGTGGCGCCCGTCGAAGCGGTGCCGACCGTCGCAGCCGCAGTGTCGATGCGGTAGTCGTTTTCCGCATCGATTCCGGTTCCCGCCCAGTCAGATGGCTTGGCCAAGTTGGCGTTACCGAGCAAACCGGGGCTCTGCTCAACGTACTGGTAGTAGCGGCTACGATTATACGCAGTGCCGTCGTTGGCACCACCAGTCAAAGCGAAGTTGTCCGCCATCACCATGATTCCAGCAACCTCGACCATCGGTGCCGGGTTGAGGGTACCCGATCCGCCGACGTCGCGGTGAATCACCGAGTGGCCGAGACTTTGCGTGCGAACCAGCGTGTAGAACATCGACGGGGTGATCGCAAGGTAGCGGCCAGTCTTCGGGACCGACTTGAGGTCGAAGACCTCGGCGACCTTGTAAATCGCGTCCATGATCTGCTCGGCGGTAATCGTAGTGATCAAAGGTCCGGAAGCGGCGGTGGTACCCGTGTTCATAACAATCACGGAACCGCGCATGCGGCGTTGATCCCACGCATTCAATTGGTCAATGCCGTACTCAGTGAGCAACGGGTTGATGTTATTGGCCAAAGTGCCCGTAGCGCCGGGAAGATTGTCGTTGCTAACCGCAGTGCGGGCGCCCTTGAGAATCGTGGCGAGGATCTGCTTGTCGCGGGCATTCGCGAGCGCAATCGACATCTGACGGGTGTACTCAGAACGCGCATCGAAGTGAACGAGGGATTCCTCGAACTTATCGATGAAGCACGTCGCGAGCATCACGCGATCGAGATGGATCAAGCGTTCGGTCTGCTTGAACTTTTGCAGATAGGAGGTCGTCCCGTTCGGAGACCCTTCCGTCATAATGTTCGAACCGGGCAGATAGTAATCAGCCACGGCAGAACCAATGATCGGGAACTGAAGGGACTTTGCACCCTTAGGGAGGGTACGCTTCTTAACGGTGGGGAGGAACTTCACGGTCTCGTCATACATCTTGATGACTTCGCCCGAGAAGACCTTCAAGAGCATGTTCCGGATATCTCCGGACGCGCCCTTTTGGGCAAGGAAATTAGTACTTACAGCAGCCATTGCATGGCCTTTCTAAAAGGATGGAAAAGAAAAAACGACAGGCAGCGATTTTGCCCGTCGTTTTCTCCAGCCCGTCCGGCACATGGCCCGGCTTGGCGTCGGTTCAACCGCTTAATTGATTAGAGATTACTCTTCGAGATCCTGTCAAGAACCTCTGCGCGGTAATCTTCATCGACCTGATAGCGGGGGTCCCGCATCGCAAGCACGACCTGATTCATCGAAGAGAAGGGCTTGACTGCTCCCGATGCCGGGTTGCCCATCACCGCCGACTTCTTAGCCTGAGGCTGGTTGCCCTTGAACCGGGCCGAAAGGCCTTGGATCGCGAAGCGGATCTGAGCGTCGTTCCCAGACTCGACGGCCTTGTTGTAGACGTCCCGCTCTTCCTTGTTGAGGTTGGTCGCGGCCCATTCTTGAATCTTGCGGTACTCCGTCTCGCCGCCGACCATCGAGAAGTACTCAGACTGAGTTGCCTTGGCCTTGGCCTTAGCCCCGTCAATGAAGGCATCGACAAGGGCCTTCGGGATGCCCTTGGTTTCGAGTGCCTTGTACGAGTCTTCGCTCAGGGCCCCAGTTTCGTGGAACTCCTTCGTGAAGGCATCGAAGTCAGTGTTGGTTTCGATTACCGGATCGGTCGGTTCTTGGATTTCAGCGGGAGAATCAGGTTCTTGATTCAGGCCGATAGCCTTCTCGAGTTCTTGATAAGTGCTCTCGAGTTCGCGTGCCGCCACGCTCTTGGGGATTTCAGCCTTCGGGGGCGCTGCAACGGGCGCCTTTTCGATGGGCTTCGTCAAATCGATGTCGCGCACGGGAGGCGCCACTCGAAGTTCACTCGCGTCGTACTCCACCTTCATGTTCTCAGCCATTGGTCACTCCGGGCGCGGCGCCGGGCGGCGCCTGCATCATTGCCATCTGCTGGTCCATCGCGCCCTTCGCAACGGCACCAGAGACGGGGCCAGCGGCCTTGGACGCGAGGTCCATCATCATGGCCTGCTGACGTTCCTGCGCGAGTTCTTGCTCGTCGCGGATTAGGTTTGCGGTGTCGATGCCAATCGCGGACGCGAAGCGCTTAATCGCTTCGGTGGTGTTCACCCGTTCCGCGATGATGTTGGGCCCGAGGGTCTGCGCCAAGGTGCCCAAGAAGATCTGCAAGCGATTGAGTTGGTGCCCGCGACCGAGGGCCTCGACGCCCGTGATGATCATGGGCTTGAGTCCCTCTTGCGGAAGTTTCGGCACGAGGCCGCGACGCTGCAATCGAGCCATCAAACGCTGAAGTAGCGGAAGTTGCCATTCCTGCGCGAGGACCGAGTAGACGCCGCCGAGGGCCTCTTCCAGTTCTTGCGCCATGAATCGCACCTCTTCAGCCGTAACGCGCTCTGCGTCACGTTGCACCGAGGAGTTCAAAAGAAATGCCTGAGCCAGCCGCATTTCGATGGAGTTGATCGTGTTGGACGCGACCATGAAGTCCTGCGACTTCAGCAACTGCAAGAAGGACACGTCTTCCGGGTTGCCCGAAATGACTGCGCCGTTCTCGGCCTTCGCGACGTCCGACTTTCGAGTGGACCCGTTCGGTCGCACGATGACCACGAGTCGAGCGGCGGCCATCGAGCCTTCGACGATGGCCTGCGTCAGGCCCTCGAGGGAGCGAAGGTCACCGATGTACTCCTCGACGATGCCACGACCATACGACTCTCCAGCGACGACCGAAAGTCGAAGGGGAATGTAGGGCAGTTCGTCCTTTTTGAACACCTCTTCGCTGTCGGGAATCGTCGTCTCGCCGACTTGCTGGTAGACGAAGAACTCGTCATCGTCGAGACGAATGACCTTTGTCCAAAGGTCAATATCGCCCGGCTGATTACGCACATCGTCGGGGAGCAGGCGCACAACGTCGTCGGGCAGGGCCTTCTTGTTGACCGTCTCCTTGGTGACGATCTTCATCATGTTCCCCATCGGGTCCCGCACGACGCAATACTGATCGAGCCGGAAGATGCGAAGGCCGCCGTTTTCGGGGATGTGGACGAGCACGTTGCCCGCGCAGACGAGATGCTTGAGCGCTTCGAAAAAGACTACCCGCATCCCGTTCATTTCGATCTCATCG